CAATTAACACCTACAACAGATTACACAATATCAGGAACTACATTAACTTTTACAACAGCTCCAGCTTCATCTGCTGAGATTACTTATAGATATTTACCATTAGGTGGTGCTTATTCTTCAGCTAACTTTACTGGTAATGGTTCAGCTACAACAATTACAATAGATGCTGGTAGAGCTGTCGCAGACATTTTAGTTGTGGTTAATGGATTAACATTAGTTCCAACTGATGACTATACAATATCAGGTACAACTTTAACATTTGCTACTGCACCAGCTAACCTTGCAGAGATTACTGTAAGATACTTGAGATTATCATAATGGTGAGCATAGCTTTACACTCACTTTGTTCGTATAAAGAAATTAAAGGAGTTATATAAATGGGTAGTATAGCAAGAAACGCAGCTAACAAAATAACTACTGGTGGAGTATTTACATCAGGTGCTATTACTAATGATTCAGTTACAGGAATAACTGTACTTGCAAATGCTACTGATGGTATAACTTTAATATCTTCTCAAACTGCTTCTAACTCAGCTTCAATAAGTTTTACAACTGGTATAACTTCAACTTACAAAGCATACAAATTTGTATTTGTTAATATGCACCCAGCAAGTGATAATGTTAAATTTGAATTTAACATGAGTACTGATGGTGGTTCAAACTACAACGTAACAAAAACAACTACATTTTTTGTAGCATACCATGATGAAGCTGACACAGCTACAGGTTTAAGTTATCAAGCTGGATTAGACTTAGCACAAAGTACAGCATTTTATAACTTAACATCAGGTATTGGAAATTCTTCAGATGAATCTGCTTCTGGTTCACTTTTAATTTTTAATCCAAGTTCCACAACTTATGTAAAGCATTTTATTGCTAATACAAATAATCTTAGAAATGATGTCATTTATTTTTATAATAATTACACAGCAGGTTATGGCAACACTACATCAGCAGTAAATGCTGTACAATTCAAAATGTCATCAGGAAATATAGACGCAGGAACAATCTACATGTATGGAATTAAATAATTATGGCTACACTTTCACTACGTTCAAGTATAGAAATTCGCAAGGAGATTGCTCATGGGTAGCATAACTAGAAGTTTATCAAACAACATTACAACTGGTGGAGTTATACTTCCTGCTGGAATTACAAATGATTCAGTAAGTGCTGTAACTTCTTTTGCTAATGCTAGTGCTGGAACATTAACATTATTATCAACACAGACTGCAAGTGCATCAGCTAACATATCCTTTACCACAGGATTGGATTCTACTTATGATGAATATATATTTAAGTTTATTAATATTCACCCAAGCGTTGATGGTGCAGAATTACAATTTAATATGAGTACAGATGGTGGTGCTAACTATAATGTTACTAAGACTACAACATTTTTCCAAGCATATCATGATGAAGCAGATGGTGCTTCTGGTTTAACGTATGTATCAGCAACTTATGATTTAGCACAATCAACAGGAAATGCCTATTTAGCAAGAGAAACTGGAAATGATAATGATCAGTCTGTATCTGGCTATATGGAATTATTTAATCCTTCTTCCACAACTTATGTTAAACACTTTATATCAAGAACAAATACAGCAGAAGATTTTAATTACCAAATTGAAAATTATACAGCAGGATATGGTAACACTACATCTGCGATTAATGCTATAAGATTTCAAATGTCATCTGGTAACATAGATGATGGTATTATTAAACTATATGGAGTGAAAAAATCATAACATGGCTATACTTTCACTACGTTCAAGCATAGAAACAATTAAAATAGGATTTTAATTATGGGAACAATAACAAGAAGTTTTGCAAACAACATAACTACAAGCGGTGTTCTATTACCAGCTTCATTGAATAACAATTCTATTTCCAATGTAACTGCTTACAATGCTGCAGTGGCTACTGGTGGAATGGTGTTATTAAGTTCGCAGACAGCAAATAACTCAGCTTCTATTTCTTTTACTACTGGTATTGATTCTACTTACAAAGAGTATCAGTTTTGGTTTGTAGATGTACACCCAAGAACTGATATTGTTGATTTTACATTCCAATTAAGCACAAATGGTGGAAGCACTTACGCAACAACTATTACATCAACTGCATTTAATGCAATTCATGATGAAGCAGATACTACAACTGAATTAGCTTATCAAACTGGAACAGATTTGGCACAATCAACTTCTTTTCAAATTTTAACAAGAGATATAGGTGCTGACGCAGACCAAAACTTAGGTGGAACTTTACTTTTATTTAATCCTGCAAGTACAACTTATGTTAAACATTTCATATCAAATGTTAATTTAGCAAATAGAGCAGACTATACTGTTAATATGTATGTAGCTGGATATGGAAATACCACATCTGCTGTAAATGCAATACAGTTTAAGATGTCTAGTGGAAACTTTGATGGAACAATACTATTATTTGGAATAAAATAATTGACTAAAACAAACAATAAACTATAAAGGTAAATATGGAACATAAATTAGTAGATGGTGTTAAAGTAGTTCTCTCTGATGCAGAGATAGCACAAAGAAATGCTGAGGAGTCAGCATGGAATGCAGGAGCATTTGATCGTGCTATGCAATCATTAAGATTAAAACGTAATGCTTTACTATCTGCTTCTGACTGGACAGTTTTATCAGATAGTCCAGTTCAAGATAAATATGTATGGCAAACATACAGACAATCTTTAAGAGATATCACTGAAGGTTTATCCACAGTTGAACAAATTAATTCAATAGTATTCCCCACAAAGCCATAATATAAATACTGTTCATACAACGATGAACATACTTATAGCTATACCATGTTATGGTGGTAACGTTAGTAACATGACGTTTCATTCAGTATTAAATACATTGCGTTGGTTAAACGATCAGGGACATAATATTAGAGTTGAAACATTACCAACTGAATCCTTAATCAATCGTGCTAGAAATAAATTTGTAACTAAATTCTTAGATAATAAAGAATTTAATGGTACACATTTATTATTCATTGATGCTGACATAGGTTTCACTATTGATAATTTAAAAAGAATAATAGACTTTAATAAAGATGTTGTAACATGCACATACCCTGTCAAAGGTTTCTATTGGCAACAATTACTAGATCGTATTAAGAAGAATACAGACATAGATGAAAAATTAATGCGTGATTATTTGTTACAGTTTAATGTTAATCTATATCCTAACACAGTTTTTAAAAACAATTTTGGTAAAGTAAAAGAGTCAGCTACAGGATTCATGATGATTAAACGTGAAGTGTTTACTACGATTATGGAAAAGTTTCCTAACCTTAAATATAAACCAGATCTAAGAACAGGAATAGAAGGCTCTCAGAATGCGTTTGATTTTTTCCCTGTTGGTATCTATAAAGAAAAAGATGGTGTTAATAGATTCTTATCTGAAGATTATTACTTCTGCAGACTAGCTGAGGAATGTGGTTTTGAAATCTGGACTGATCTGCAAACTCCTATAACTCATTTAGGAAGTACCGAATACCATGGCAGTTTCATTAGTCAATTAAATAAAAAATAAATTACATTTATAAATGTTATATAGAAATAAAGAAAGATATAAAGCATGGAGAATAAAATATCGTTTAAAGAATAAAAATAGAATAAAAGAAACAAGCAGATTGTATCGTATAAAAAACAAAGAACGTTGTTTAAATAATGCTAAACAATGGCGTTTAAAAAACAAACAAGAAGTAAAAAAATACAATTTAAAATATCGTTTAAAAAATAAAAAAATATTAAAAGAAAAAAGAAAAATTTATATTTTAAATAATAAAGATAAAATAAAACAATATCTTTTAAATAATAAAGAAAGACATAAAAATTATTATTTAAATTATTCTTTGCAAAATAAAAATAAAATAAGAAAAAAAAATCAAAAATATTATTTGAAAAATAAAGAACGTATAAAAAAATATGTTTTAAATAATCGTTATTTAAAAAGAGCAAGTGAAGCTAAAAGACGAGCTTCTAAATTAAAGGCTACACCTAAGTTTGCTAATCTTAATAAGATAAAAGAGATATATAAGAACTGTCCCAAAGGTTATCATGTAGATCATATCATTCCATTACAAGGTAAAAACGTATGTGGATTACATGTTGAATGGAACTTGCAATACTTAACTGCATCTGCTAACATTTCTAAATATAACAAGTTAATAATATGACAACAATATTAATACTTATATCTTTAATCATTGGTATCTACATTGGCTGGAAGTATGAGCATGTAGTAAATGATATAATAGAATCTATTAAATCGCACTTGAATATAAAATAGTTATTACTATATGCACTCCATAACCAATGGAGAATAACATGTTAAACTATACTGACATCAAGTCATACTGGAATAAATTCTTTAATG